TTCAGGCGGAAGCATCCAAGGAGAATTAGCCGCTTGTCAGCGTTACTTTATGAAGTATTCAAGCGATTTTCTAGGTTCGGCACTTAGCGTTAATTTAATGGCTAATGGTTTATTCTTTCCAGTAACTATGAGAACGACACCAACTTTTGCAAATGGTTCATATAATACAGGAACTTTTGCAAGCCAAAATCTTAGTAAAACATCGGCTCAGTTATACAATGGAGCCACAACTTGGACAACTGGAACAAATGTAACCTTTACATTGGATGTGAGTGCGGAACTATGAGCGAAAAATATATTATTCCACTAGATTCAGAAGGCAATCCTTCGACAGAAATAATTGTACGAGTGGCTGATAACGCTTGGATACCTAAAGACCCAGCCAACTCAGACTACCAACGCTATCTAAATCCTGAGGCGGAACAATCCACACCGAATCTGTAGGTTAGTGGTACACTTGTGGTATGGAACTTATACCTCTAGAACAGATTCACGAGCAGTTACATAATCGTTATAAAACCTCAGGGTTTTCCGAGCAGTTATTCAAGAATGACTGGCGGTTAATCCTAAGCCTTAATGCTCACCCAGCAGAGGCTACCTACTCAGACCTTGAGAAGGTTATCCTGCGGGTAACTAAGCAGTCTACTAGGGCTACCTATGTAGCCCGCTACAGGAGCCTTTACAAGGCTTTAAACAAGATGAGCCTAGTCAATGGTAATAACCCAGCAGATGAACTGCCACAGGTCAAACCAGGGCGTGGTGTGCCTAAGCCCGTTACCAAGGCTGAATATACCAAACTACTGGCAGAGGCAAAGCCTCTCTACCACGACTGGTTTATATTGGGTGGGATGGTTGGGCTTCGGGCTATGGAAGCAGCCAAGATTAAAGGCTCAGATATGATTGAGCACGAAGACGGCTTTAGTCTACGAGTACAGGGCAAGGGCGGGACTGACTTAATAATCCCTATTGCCCCTCAGGTGGCTGAGATGATTAAATCTTATAAAACATTAGACAAACTATGGCAGGTTACTGCTAATAAGTTTTCAGCAAGGGCAGCCAAAGAGATGCGTCGCATCTTAGGTCCTGATGCTAAGCATTTTCATAGTCTTCGTCATTACTTTGCAACCACAATGCTTGAGAAATCAGGCGGAGATTTGATTGCAGTTAAAGAACTTATGCGTCACACAAGTGTGGCAACTACACAGATATATACCCAGTTAGCCGAAGGCAGAACAAGGTCGTTGGTTAATTTACTTTAAGGAAACTAATGTGCATTCAATGTGGTAGTTGCTCTCATCAGCCTACCCGCACAATAGATGATGCTATAGATAAAACAGATTTACTACCGTATTAAGGAGCAATAGTGGCAACAAGAGATATAACCGAAGGTAGAGGCTCCGCAACTGCTGATGTTGGTCGTGCTATTGCTGTTGACTTAGGTATTGTTTCATCTAGTTCTACTTGGCAGAACACTAACGAGTCATATGATGTGGCAGTAGGTGGGCTTCCCTTCTTCTACGCTATTAGTGATGCTCGTCCATACATCCGCCAGACTGCACCGTTTCGTAAGGAACAGTCAGACATTGGTGCAGAACCTGGTGAGCAATCGCTCACTGGTTGGTGGTTAAGAAGCCAGTCTTCTTTCCACAATGGCACAGGTATTAAGTTCTATGACCCATCTGCAGGTGAGACAGTCAACTATCGCTTTGCTGACTCAGACAATGTAGATGTGTGGACTAAGGGACAGGTTACTCTTCTCAAAGAGACAGTCAATATGTCTGGTGTTACTACTGGTGTATACAAGGTACTATCTATTGTTGATGGCTCTACTAATAAGATTCTTGGTTGGACACCAGCAAATACAACTATTAATAATTACACTGCTAGTGGTACTGCTGTTACATATACACACGTAGTTACTGCTGGTTTAGATACTGCCACACTTGCAATTGCAACTGATGGCGCACACTTGTTCGTTGCTGACAACGACCACATTTATTCAGGTGAGATTGCTACACCTACTACTGGATACACAGAATACTATGCAACTGGTAGTGAAAAAGTAGTAATGGCTTGGGTTAAACAACGTCTTGTTGCTGGTGTTGGTGCTGGTATTTATGAATTGACTGGCACTAAAGGCACATCACGTGCCTTGCCTACAGCAGTATATACACATCCTAATGCTGACTGGACTTGGTCATCTATTTCTGAAGGTGGCTCTGCTATCTATGCATCGGGTTACCTTGGCGGTAACTCTGCTATCTATAAGTTTACTCTGTCTACTGCTGGTGCTATGCCGACCCTGACATCAGGGATTGTAGCAGCACAACTTCCCATTGGGGAGATAGTCCTTAAGATTGAGTCTTATCTTGGTTACTTAATGATTGGTACCAATAAGGGTATGCGTGTGGCTAGTATCTCAGATACAACTGGTGACTTGTCCTATGGTCCACTGATATTTGAAGATACTAATGGTGTTCGCGACTTTGCTTTCCGTGATAAGTATGTATGGGCTACAGGTACAATTGGTACTTGTCCTGGACTATATCGTATTGATTTAGGCACAGAGATTGAGTCTTTGCGCTTTGCTTATGCCAAGGATGCTTACTTAAGTAGTGCTACAGGGTACGCAACTAGCGTAGATTTTGTAGGCAATACAGACCAGATAGCATTTACTACATCAGGCAGCAATGGCATAGCCATTCAGTCAACTACAGTCTTATCAACAACTGGTTCTATAACTACAGGTAAGATTCGATTCTCTACACTAGAACCTAAAAACTTTAAGCGTCTCATTGCACGCGGTACATTTACATCTGGAGACTTTACACTATCATCTCTTGCTACAGGTGCAACTGGTACTGAAACACAATACGACCACATTACCTACAACGTAGGTGTAGATGCAGTAGAAGTAACTACATCTCAACCTGAAACAGCACAAGAGTTTCTTGCATATAAGTTTACACTTAGCCGTGATACAACTGATACAGCAACTGGTCCAACCTTTAAGGGATATCAAGCAAAGGCTACTATTGCAACACCCCGCAATAGAGTCATTCGTTTTCCTGTCTATTGTTTTGATATTGAAACTGACAGGTTTAATACAGTAGTTGGTTATGATGGGCGAGCATATGCTCGTATACAACTGTTAGAAGAGATTGAAAAGACAGGCGATGTTCTGACTTGGCAAGACCTTACAACAGGAGAATCACAACAAGCAGTAATTGAACAAGTCACATTCACCCGTATGACACCGCCCGATAAACGCTTTGATGGTTTTGGTGGCATCATAGAGATAACAGTCAGGACAGTATAATGGAATTAAAGGACTATCTAACAGTGGCAGTAGCCTGCATAGCAATATTCTCAGCATTTGCAGGAGGCATTAGGTGGATGGTCAAGCATTATCTTAATGAACTTAAACCAAACGGTGGCAGTTCAATGAAGGATTCTATGGCTCGTATGGAAAAACGTATTGATGATTTGTATGCATTGGTTGCAGGTAAGTAATGGGATTCATAGTACCCGAACCAATGTGGGACCCAGTAACACCTAACATTGACCCTAGCGATTGGGAGGACGAAGACGATGAGTAAAGCAACACCTGCTGCCATAGCAGTACTGAGACAAGCAACAGCCTTGCGCCCTAAGCGCAAGAAGGCCAGCGATGGATTACTACCATCAGCAGCGCATATGAAACAGAGTCCAACATCTGACCACAACACAGGGTATGCAGTTGATTTAACTCACGACCCCGAAAGTGGGGTTGACTGTAGTGACATATTTGAAAAACTTAAAGAAGACAAACGAGTTAAGTACCTTATTTTCAACAAGAAGATTTGGTCGAAGGACAAGGCTCGCCTTGGAAATCGCCCTTATACTGGTAGCAACCCGCACACAAAACACTTACACATTTCTATTAACGATGGTTGTGGTGACGATACTAGTCCTTGGTTCTGGTGGATGAACCAGCCAAAGGTTGTTAATCAAATCATTGCCAATGTAAAACCAGTGCCTGTTAAGAAGGCATATAAGACCGAAGTTTGTACCTGTTGCAAAATGCACGGTACAAAATCCTAACCCCCCCTAGGAGGATACAATGGAACAGTTCAAACAAATCGGACTCACTTGGTTTCGTGCTGCAGCAGCTTCTGCTATCGCACTTTACCTTGCAGGTGAGACAGACCTCAAGACACTAGCAATGGCAGCAGTAGCTGGCTTTGCTGGTCCAGTACTCAAGTGGCTAGATGCTTCATCTACAGAGTTTGGTCGTGGGTCTAAGTAACCCATCAGCGCGAGGCAAACTAAGAGGCTCACCCCGAAAGGGGTGGGCTTCTTTTTTTATGCCTAAAATATGCCTGAGTTTGAATCACCTGATAGGTGGGTCTTTAGCCGGTGGCAGTTAGCGCACAAGGTCTGCAAGTTAACAGGATCATTGTTAAAGCGGTCACCGTCTATGTGGTCTACATCCAACTGGCTGATGTGTACTGGCTTGAAGTCACAGTGCTCGCAGTAGTCTTTACGATAGAGGTGGTAGGGAGAACGAGTCTTCATCTGA